GAGATAAAAATAATACTAAATCTTAAAACAGAAGATATAAAATCCCTATCTGGAGAGGATCGCGCATCATACGCATATGAGCTTTATGCATATGCAGAATATATAGAAAGTCAAAAGATTAAAGAAAGTATTGTTTTAGATTGGGCAGAATCTAGTATCTGGTATATAATATCTCAGAGCATAAATCAGTACGGCGATAAATACACCAAGTGGCAGGAGAAATATTACTCTGCTGTTAGAGAAAATCCATTAGCTAGTGAGATATTAAAAATAAAAAATCATGCTGAGGCTAGAGTAAAGACACTTGAAGGCACAGCCGATAGGGTACAAAGCATGGCACAAATACTAAATAATTTATCCAGAAGGAGATAAAATGAGTACAGAGCAAATTAAAGATCTTCTAAAAGAAATTATGAAAACTAAAGATCCAGATCTTATTAAAATGGCAACAGATATGCTAAAAAGCGAAAACACAGACACTCAAGAAGCCACACGCGATAATTCATCCGAAAAAGAATTTGAATTTACCATGAAGCCAACAAGCAGTTCTTCGGTTGGTGGCACACCCGTAAATAAAACCCCCAGAGCTAACAGCTTCGTAGATGATGGTACTGAGTCTTTAGATATAAAAACGCCATCATTTACTCCCACCGAAAGAAAAAGAGCGGCCTATAAGCCAATTCAGCAAACTTGCACAAGATGTAGTAAATCTGAAATGGTAAACCGAACCCACGCTAGAGAAAATTATATCTGCAATAAGTGCTTAGGTAGATGAAAAAAGAAAAATTACAAGATATGGCGGCAGAGCGGGCAGTTATGTCTGCGCTTTGTCAATACGGTTTAGACGCATATCTAGAAATAGATTTTATTGAGACATCTCATTTTACACATGAGATGAATCAGTTAATATTTAGCTGTATAAATAAATCAATAACGGATACGTCAAAGGTAGAACTGTCTTCTATCCTTTCTGCCGCAAATGACTTAGGTGTTTACGATCAAATAAATAGTAAAGACGAAATAGGCTTTATTAGATCTCTTTTTAATTTTCCGATACTTAAAGAAAATACGTCCACACACGCTGCAAAATTAGCAAAATTAAAACTTGCCAGAGACCTTAGAAAAACACTCAAAGCCTGTGAGAAGGAGTTAAATTCTGTCACGGGTGAAGAAGACATAATGGACCTAATATCTAAAGTAGAAGAGCCTATTTTAGATGCAACCGGGGACATCTATCAAAATTCTAGCAAGAAGACAGAGCTTCTGGGTGAAGGAGTTGATGAATACGTAGAATATTTAACCGAAAATGTTTCCGATTTTGCTGGCATACCGAGTGGATTTTCAAGGTTTGATATGGCTATTGGCGGAGGATTAAGAAGAAAGTGTGTTGATTTAGTCGCGGCTAGACCAAAGGTTGGTAAGTCTATGTTTGGCGATGCTGTTGCCATGCATGTCGCTGGCAATTTAAATATACCAGTTCTAGTGCTTGATACAGAAATGTCTAAAGAGGATCATTATAATAGAATTTTAGCCAGCCTTTCCGGTGTAGAGATTAACAAAATAGCTACTGGAAAATTTTCTGAGAATGAAATTGATAAAGAAAAAGTCGCTGAAGCGGCGACAAAAATGCAGAATATACCATATCATTACATAAGTATCGCTGGACAATCTTTTGAAAATGTTTTAAGCTTAATGAGAAAGTGGATATATCAACATGTAGGATTCGATGAGAATGGACAAACTAAAGACTGCTTGATAGTTTATGATTATCTAAAACTCATGGGATCTGAGGGGATTAGTTCTTCGATGCAAGAGTATCAAGTTCTTGGCTTCCAAATAACCAAGCTGCATAATTTTATGGTTAAGTATGATGCGGCGTGCCTGTCTTTTGTACAGCTTAACAGAGATGGCATAACAAAAGAATCAACAGATGTTGTTTCTGGTTCTGATAGGCTTATATGGCTTTGTACAAGCTTTTCTATATTTAAAATGAAGTCTGACGAAGAAATTGCTGAAGACAATATAGAAAATGGAAACAGAAAATTAGTTCCGGTGGTTGCTAGACATGGAGAAGGTTTGCAAGACGGAAATTATGTAAGTATGAAAATGTTTGGAAAATATGGAAGAATTGAAGAAGGTAGAACTAGAAACGAAATACATCAAGATGCAAGATTAAGAAATGAAGGCTTTGAATTAAATGAAGAGATTGAACAAGAGCCAAATGATTCAGATCAGTAATGAGCTTCTCAACAGGCTTCCAGATCTTCTAAGGCGCTTTAATATAGATTACGTGGAATATCCTAATAGATATGCGTTTGCATGTCCTATTCATGGAGGAGATAATCCTGAAGGGTGTTGTATATTTACTGATGGTATTTCGTCTAAGGGTAATTGGCAGTGTTGGACCCAGCACTGCGAAGAAGATTTCAATAAGCATATATTTGGTTTTGTGAGGGGTGTATTATCAGAAAAAGAAAATAGGAAAGTTTCGATAATTGAAACAGCAAACTATTGTTCAGAATTTCTTAATCTAGACATTGATAATATTGAAGATTCAGAAGTAACCCAAAATGATAATCTAAAAATATTGGACATATTTAATAAAGTTATAAATAGAGAATCTGCAAGCTTAAGCAGAAGCGAAATAAGGTCCAGCATAAACATACCATCAAAATATTTTATTCAAAGAGGTTTTGAGTCCGACACGCTAGATTTATTTGATGTTGGCGAATGCGCGACTGCAAATAAACCGATGTCTAAAAGAGCGGTTGTGCCAGTATACGATGAGGATGATAATTATGTTGGATGTGTTGGTAGGTCTACAAGCGAATCGATGAAGCCAAAATGGCTACATAGTAAGGGATTTAAAAAATCTGTGCTTTATGGTCTTAATATTGCTAAAAATGAAATAGCCAAAACAAAGACAGCGATACTTGTAGAGGGTCAAGGCGACGTTTGGAAAATGCATGAAGCGGGATTAAATAATTGCGTTGGTATATTTGGCTCAAGCTTAAATGATGATCAATTGTTTTTATTGGAAAAAAGCGGCGCTCTTAATTTAATAATACTTACTGATTCAGATGAGGCCGGAAACAAAGCGTACGACAAGATATTGAAGCTTTGCGGAAGAAGATTTAATTATTATAGACCAGTTATATCGCATAAGGACGTAGGAGATATGACCGTAGAACAAATCAAACAAGAACTATATCCCCAAATAAAAGGAATACTTAAATGAAAAGCAGAATTCTTGGACTTGCTGGCCACAAGCAATCTGGCAAAACGACTTGCTGCAATTTTCTACACGGCTATCAATTGAGGGCGCAAAGAATAATAGATGATTTTGTAATAACCGATGAGGGAAAATTAGTGATAGGCACTGACATGATCCTTCCAGACGGAAAACAACAAAAGAGTAACGGGTTTTTAGATGTCAAAAGGGCAGATTTAGAATTTGCCGAGTGGGCAGCTTACAGTATGTGGCCATATGTAAAAAACTACTCTTTTTCAGACCCTCTTAAACAGATCTCAATTGGCTTATTTGGTCTAACCCATGAACAGTGCTACGGCACAGATGGCCAAAAAAACACATTGACCAATATTAAATGGGGGGACTTGCCAATGGGTAAAAAAGAAATTGGCAAAAGGGCTAATAAAAAAATGACAGCCAGAGAATTTTTGCAACACTTTGGAACAAATATTTTTAGATCTATAAAAGAGGATGTTTGGGCTGAAAGATGTATCAAAGATATAGAAAATGAGAATCCTCTTTTGGCCATTATAGATGATTGTAGATTTATGAACGAGGTCGATGCTATCCAAAATACTGGAGGTAAAATTATTAAATTAACCAGATCAGTCCATGAGGACTCTCATTCTAGCGAATGCGCCTTGGACGATTGGGAAAACTATGATGCAATTATTGATAACAAAAAATTATCGATACATGAAACGTGCGTTGAAGTTATAAAAATTCTAACCGACTGGGGATGGTTTGGGGCAGAGGTTATGCCGCCAAGCCAAGAAAAGCCTGAGCCAGAATTGGTTGGTGGTATACACAAATTCAAGAAAGATGAATAATGATAGTTACCTATATACGCAGTTCTTCATATAATAATTATGATTATTGCCAGATGCAGTATTTTATAACATATGTTTTAGGACATAGATCTATTTCTGGTAAAAAAGCCCAGCTTGGAACCATAGTGCATAAAGTTATGGAGTGTCTAGCCGCCTGTAAAAAAGAGCTACAAGATAATCCAGACAAATCTATGTCAATAATGGATGATGCTATCGGAGAGATTAAGTTTACAGAAAGAAAATTGTTTACTAAAAAATTTGTTACGGAAATGCTAGATAGAAGTTTTCAGTATTACACAGAAAACTGCACACATCACTATACCGGGGCAGATATGAAGTTTTGTAAGGGTTTAGTGGATGACGCCTTATCTTATAATGATGGCCAATTCGACCCAAGAAAAAGAAATGTTGTTGCCTCAGAGCCACAATTTGATATACCCATTGAAGAAGATTGGGCTAAATATGAATACAAAATGCCAGATGGAAAAATTGTTGAAGGTCGTCTGGCGATCAAGGGGACGATAGATTTAGTTACGAAGGTGGATGAGGGCGTTATAGAAGTTATAGATTGGAAAACCGGAAGAAGATTAAACTGGGCCACAGGGGAAGAAAAAACTTATGAAAAGCTTCTTGAAGATCCGCAGTTGTTATTGTATAACTATGCTATATCAAAATTATTTCCTGAATATAAACAGGCTATTATGTCGATATACTATATTAGAGATGGCGGCCCTTTTAGTATGTGTTTTGACAGATCCGACCAAACTAAGTTTTTAGGAATGTTGGAGCAAAGATTTAGACAGATTCAAAAAAACAACTTTCCACAGCCAATATCTAGAACTAGAAAACATTTTAAATGCACCAAGCTTTGCCACTTTTACAAAAACAAATGGCCCGGAACAAACATATCAATGTGTGAACACGTAGAGGA